ATACACTTGTACATCGCTTCTTCTGCAAACTTATGCACTTGCATTTCAGCGTCTGTACCTAAGCTATCGCTTATATATTTTAACGTTATAGTTTTGCCAGAAAGAAAAGAGCTAAAGTGTATTTTACCAGCAAGCTCGTCTATATAGTAAGAGCCGTTAGCTTGAGCGTGTTGAGGTTCTATACCATACCTTTCACCGCTATTAACCCACTCAGTATTGTCTTCGTAATCATCAGTAGTTGTGGTTGATGTATGTGCTTTATAATCTGTCCAAGTATCAGACTCAGCATCAAAGTCTAATTCATTGCTATTTAAATTATAAGTACCGTCAGCGTTTTGTTTTATGTTTTTAGGATTTGAAGTTTTTATAGCAGGATATATTATTCTTTCAATACCCGCGCCATCTTTCCAAGTTAACTTAACATAGTTAACATAATCTTGTGGTAAAAGCATTTGTAAAGTATTAGGCACTTCTATTTCTTGTGCTTTTGTAGATTTAAACGTATCAAAACTTAACTCTTGCAAAGCTCTTTGAGCATGAAAAGCAATATCCATTCTCTTTGCTTTTGTAATTATTTTTTCTTCACCAACATAAGCAATAATAAATTGATTTATTATAGTTTCTAAAGAAACAAATTGATAACCACCTAAAGTACCTGCTTGATATTGAGCTTGAGTTTGATTGTCTAGTAATCCCATTTATTATTGTTTTTCTTGTTGTTGTTTTTGCATGTCTTCTGTTCCTGCTAATTGAACTAAACCTGGTTTGTTTAGCGTAATACCAGCAAGTTCTAGTATTTTATAAACCAACTCCGTTTCTTCTGAAGCATGTAACTCAAAGTTTTGTGCATCAGCCGCTGTAGAGTTGTATAAAGCATTTCCAGCTACAACATTATAGGTCCAAACTACTTTAGTAGGTTTTTTTATATAGTTACAAGTTATATTTGATGTTGAATAAGATGTAGATGGTGAAGCAGGAAATATTTTTAACAAAGTATCAGACTTTCTTACGTAAACAGGTCTTGCATCTACAGGTGCTGCTAGAGAAGTTCTTAGCATATACTCTAATTCTTTTTTACCTACTTTTTCTACTTCAACATCATAACCAGCTGCACCGTAAAATACAGTTCCTAGTCTATATAGGTCAGTTGGTAGTGTAGCTTGATTACCACTCATAGCTGACATAGCTACTTTAAATTTTTCAAACACAGATATTTTTTCTTCTAGCACGTTCATCATACCAGAATACTCAAGATCATTTTCTTTACTTCTATCAAATTGATTTAAATCATAAAAGTATTGCTCAAATATATCCATTTGAGCATGGTTAGCAAATAAGTTAAATTCTTGTGGTGTTATATAACCTCTCTGCTCTTTGTTAGCTAAAGCTAGTACTTTTTGATATACGCTATCTATATTTACCATATTTATTTATTGTAGTTTGCAATCGCTCCGAAGAGCGACTGCTCTACAGTTTGATTATTTTAATTGTTTTTCTATGTTTGCATAGATTTCCATACCTTCATCAGTTTTAAACCAAGCGGCTAAAGCTGAATATGGATGTTCGTCAAATGGAACGTTCATTAGTTTTCTATCATTAGAACCCCACATAAATGTTCTTTGATCTGAAGATAATTTTAACAACCCTACTTCTGTTGCTTTAATACCAACGTTTCTAAGAGAAACATTTTCATCATTAATTAACTCTAAGAATAAACCAGGATTTCTTTTGGCATATAATAGTAAATCTCTTTTAAGCTCTTTAGAGCTCATCTCTGACACTCTAGAACCAAGGTCTACACGCATAACTGCTTCAGCCATATCAATATCTAAGTTCATCGCTGCATTTAACGCTTCAACTTCCATTTCTAAAAAGTCAATTTCATTTTCTGCTTGAACTTGAGGTTTAAACTCTCTATACAACTTGTCTTTGTGAGGATGGTATAAAGAAAGTAGTTTTTGTAAAACAGTCTTAGTTCTAGGAACCATAAGAACTCCACTTCTAAAAACTATATGTTCTAATCTTTGATCACCAATCATTTCATCAACAAACGGTGTTTTTTGGTTAGAACAATATTTTAATTCTCTTTCATATCCTTTTTCTTCGTCAAACCAATGTATGTTTGCAGATTTTATAGTGTATGATAATGGTTTTTTACCACCTTTTATAAAATATGTTCTATCTTTTATTTCCCAAGTTGGTTTTTTAGGTTCAACTTTTTTAGGTTTTGGTGTTTCAACTATTGGAGTTTCAACAACAGGTACCTCTACCTCTTGTGTTTTTTGTTTTTTTGCCATAATATAATATATAATAAAATTAATAAATAAAAGGACCGAGGCCGAAGCCCCGGTTCTTTATAATAAACAGTGCTTATTTCATTAACATGAAATTGTTAGCACCTTGTGTAACTAGACATCTTTCAGATAAATAATGAACTTGCATTGCATCTAAGTCAGAAGTAACAGCCCCAACTGATCCAGTAACCCAAGTTTTCATTTTTCTTGATTCTGTTTGAGAAGCTCTATATCTTACGTGTAAGAAAGGTCTTTTCAAGTTTTTACCTAAAGATTGATCGTAAACAGTAGATACTCCAGCAGGAATAATAACCCCTCTAATTGGAGCTACAGCATCTCTAGAGTTTATACTACCTCTTGTAGCTAAATCATTTAAGTATCTGAAGTCAGATTTGTAGAAGTCATAAGAACCTCTTCTGAAACCAGAGAAACCTAAGTTTAATGCCATATCTTCAGAGTTGTTAAATACACCATAAGATGTACCTCCAGCCCCATAAGAATTCATTGAAGCTAACATATCGTCCATAGCTAAGCTAGTAGATCTGTTAACAAACATCATGTTTTCTTCAATAGCACCTTGCTTGTCAAACTCAGCTAAGATAGCGTCAAACTCAGCTAAATCAGTAGCGGCATTAATACCAGTAACACCAGTAGTAACATTACCTCTAGTTTCAATAGCAGCAAAAAGACCTTCAGAACCAAAAGTATCACCAGCAGTTCCAATAGTACCTTCTGCAGTAGAGTTTCCAGGAACACCTAAAACAGCCTCTAACATAGTCATTTCTAAATAATCAGTAAAACGAGCTCTAGTATCACCTTCAGCTTTTAAATACCATAGGTAACCGTTTTGCCCTTCTTCACCAGTAATTTCAACCCAACCAACAGCAGAAGTATCAGATCCTGAAACTTCGTAATAATCTTTCATGATTATTGGTTTATTAGTAAAAGATTTAAAAGAAGGTTCAACGTTTCCATAACCAGCAGTTGATGATGAAGTACCACCTTGACCTTTCTTACCTTTACCAAACTCAGAACCTATAACTAATACTGTAGCAGCTTCAGTAGTTCCAGTTCCAAAAGCAGTAGCATCATCTATATTTGCTTGCTCATAAGGAAGTAAAGTTGCAATTGTAGCTGTTACAGCTGTACATAAACACTTAATAGTACCTTCTGCAGTAGCAACGATACACATGTCATTAATACGAATACCATGCTCACCAGAAGCAACCGTGTTTCCGTCAATATCTTTTGACACTGTAAATTCACCGTTAGTATTGTTAATAGTACCTGTGTACGATAAATGTAGTCTACCTTGTTCAGACCAAACTACTTGGTCAGAAGTCATAGCCTCTTCAGCTCCTACTTGTGCAAGAAAACCTGAAATAGTTCTGTTTCCAAAAACCTCAGCTTCTTTTTCCATAAGATCTGGTAAATATTGTTGTGCCCAACCTTTAGTTGCTGAGCTTGTAAAATCGATGTAGTTTGAAGATAATGTTGCCTTAGCAGATGCTGGAACACTATTTAAACTACCCGACGTGCCCGAGTGACCTGGGCCAGGATTTGATATTGCCATAATTTTGTAATTTTAAATTTATTTATTTATTTTTAATTTTAAACTTAAAGCTAGGAGAATCATCGCTAAGCGCTCTTACTCTAGGACCACTTGTGTTATCGTTAGAAAATGATTGCCTTGGATTCATACTTACGTTTTTAGCCTTGGCAACACTATCTTTCATAGCATCAGCTTTTCCTTGTTCATAAAAGTGATTAGCAATAGCGTCGGGATTCATTGCTGTAAATAAAGATTTATGATAACCTTTGGCATCTGACATTTCATTATTTTCATTCAAGAACTTCTTGACAAAATTATTAATATCACCTTGAGTTTCTTTAATCTCATTAGCGTTCTTCACGTTAAACCTATATTTTTTATCTCCGACGTTATATTCAAAACCTTTGAATTTATCGTTAAAAACTTGTTGAGTTTTTAATTTAAAAGTATTAGTTTGTTTTTCCGCTATTTTTTTAGTCTCTTCTGACTCTTTGTTATATCTATTAAAGAAATTTATAGCTTTTTGCTGCTCACTAGTGAGTTTGCTTCCAGCTTTAATTTCTTCATAGTATTTAGACTTTTGCCCGTCTAAGTGGCTTTTAGCGTTGGCAACTTGCTCTTTTAACGCTATTTTTTTCTTTTTAATATCTCTTTCTTCATCAACTTCTTCGTCATACGAAAACGAGTCATCAATTAAAAACTCCACTTCTTCTGATGTTAAATGAGATTTTGTTTGTTTATAGTACTCTCTAAGTACTGTCATATCATCATAACTAGAAAAATCTTGGTTAAGACGTACGTAATCTTCTAATGTACCACCGGTTTCATCCATAAAATCTACAACTTTTTGTAAATTTTCAGGTATTGCTTTGCCAGTTTCAGCAGACTCTAACATAGCTTCTTGAGCTTGTTCAGCTAAATCTTCTACTTGCTCTTTAACTTCTTCTTCAGTAACTTCTTCTAATACTGGAGTGTCTTCTTGTGCTTGTTCTTCCGGTTGTACTTCTTCTTGTTTTTCTGTGGCATCGGCATTTTCATTGACTCTAGCCACTCCCTCGTCGACAGGGTTATCTTCTTTAGTTTCATTTTCTATTGGTTTACTTAAGTTAACAACTCTATCACCTTCTTCGTTAACTTGTGGTTTATTTTCTTCAACTGTTTCTACAGTTTCAGGTGTAGTTTCTTCAACTACGTTTTCTACGTTTTCTTCCATAATATAATATAATAATAATTAATAATTTGTTACATACTGTCAACCATATTCAAGGCGCCACCTATATTATCATTACCTGCAGACTCAAAGTTTTTAGGTGCTTTACCATTATTTCTTTGGTCTATAAGTTCACTTTGTTGTGTAGCTTGAATTTTGGTTCTTTCGTCTTTACGATTTTCTTTTTGATTTTCTTTTTTATCAACTGCCTCAGCTTCCATTTGACGTAGTTGCATGTTGTATTCAAACTCTGCCGCCATTAATTCTTTTTTCATCTGTAACTCTTGCTGAAGTTGTTGGATTTTTAACTCTGCTTTTGTTTGTTCTAGCTGTATTTCACCTTGAACTTTTTGCTGGTTAGCTTGCATATCAGCTTGTGATTTTGCCTGTGCAGCTTGTTGGTTTGTTTGCGATTGCATCTGCATATTTCTTTCTTGCAACTTTTGGTCTTTTTCTATTTTCTTTTCTCTGCGTATTTTTAAAAGCTGATTAGCTAGTTTAATATTTTTAATCTCTCTAAGATCAATAGCATCAGCAAGTTCTATTAATTTTTGCTGCAACGCCATTTGAATATTATTTTCTAACATTTGTCTCTCTTCTTCATCGGGCATTAACTCTATAAATATACCAAAGTCATATAAATGTAATTCTTTTATCTCTTCTAACGTTGCAACATTATGAGCACCAACCTGCTGTATAAAAGCCTCTGCAGTTGGTGAATACTCTAATATATCAGATATTCTAAGTGATAAACACTGTGCAACCTCAGAAGTTAAAAACAAACCAGCTTGCAATATATGTCTTGTTGCCGTGTTAGAATTAGCAGCAGCTAATTTTTGCACCCCAACTAAAGCGTTTTTATCTGGCATACTACCATCTCTAGCTTCATTAAGACCAGTAGTATCTCTGATCATTTGCATGTAGTAGTTGTATGTTTGAATTAAGCTTTGCATTTTTTGCCCGCCTGAACCTGATTGTATTTCTTGTATTGGCACTTTACCAGGGTTCATATCTCCATCAGCAGTCATTGATCTACCAATTACAGAACCTGTTTGAAAGAACATATTTAAAGCTTCTTGTGGATTGTAGTTTGTACCATTGCCTAAATCTATTTCAGCAAGTCCATCAGCATCTAAATAAACACCATCTGGAACTAGACGCGATAATACTTGTTGTAGCTTTAAATGAGTAAGCTGTATCATATCAGCAAAACCAGTGATACGTTTTACTAAAGATTCTATACGACCTTTATACATACGCGGTGCTACAATAGCATAATTCATTTTTACTTTAGTAAAATCACTTTTAGGCCTCATCATGTTTTTAGCCATTTCCCACCTAAGTAATTTATCAGTACCTAGTATTAAAGCACCTTCGTATAAACATTCAATTGATCTGTGTAGTTTTGAAAATCCATCTACATCTTCAGGTGGGTTAAAAGTATCATCTTTAGGTAGTATTTTATCAGCACCAGTACCAGTTTCTTTTACTTTATAAACCTCGTTCATATATGTTTTATAATTAAAATATAAAACTTGAACTTTATTATTGTCTTCTTCTTTTAAATTACTACCAGTTCTATTGTAATTGCTTTGGTAAACACCTTTGTTTTTAACTATATCTTCTAGCTCTTCGTGCGTTAGATGTGGAAATTGTTTTACTAGTTCATTTATTGGTACGCTTTTAACCTCACCAACATAGTATATATCATCAAAGTATGGTGACTCAGTGTATGAATAAACTAAATCTACTGGATCTACATATTTTACTGTAGTACCTTCTGAAGTGTTAAAATCTGTTTTAACAGCTCCTATACCTAAAACTGTAAGATCGTAATAAAAACGTTTTTTAGTTAGCTCGTATCTATTACCTTCCATTATAGTGTTAATAGCTTGTTCGTTAGCTAGCTCAACAGCTTGTTTGTAGCTAAGTTGCATGTGTAACTTTAACTCTTCCTCTGTGTCTGGCAAAAGCTCTTTTGGATTTTCATAAGTATTCATGTTAAAGTTTTCTTGAGCAAAATCGTTAAACTCTCTTGATCTCATATCTCTTAACATAGATTCCATGTACTCTGTTCTTTTACTAACACCGTATGGATCTTGTGAATAAGCTTTTACATCGTATGTTCTTTCTGCAATACCGTTAACAACTATATCTACAAACTTAGGTATAATAGGTACTGGTGTCCAGTCTAAATTAAGATAAGATAAATCACCGTTTATAGATAACTCATCTTTATATTTTTGTATTGACTGCTCTCCTCTAGCATATAGTCTTAGCTTGTGAAAATTATTATGATTAGTTCTATATCTATTAGAACCTCTATCAGTTTGAAACCACTCTGACTCAATAGCTTTTGCTACTCTTAAACCATAATCATAGCTTATTTTCTCTAAGTCACTTACAACTTGAGAAGGAAAATAATTATTTATAACAGACTCTGCCATATTTATTCTTTAATTAATTTAGATGTACTACCATTATTTGTATACTTAGCAATACTTATATTTAGTTTTGGTTTTTCTATTTTAGCATTTGGCCTATATAAATGCCTGTTGTTAGCCATTATAGCAAGTCCTGAGCTTATAGACGCATCATGCTTTGTTCTTTTGTTTATATCAAATTTAGCCCAGTCGTTTAGTAATTCATTAAAATAACAATTACCAAAAGTACCATCTTGCGCCATACCTACATGGCTTTGTATATACATTTCAATAGCAGCTGCATGGGCTTGTTTTATATCTTCACTTGAGTTAGGTATACCACCCACTTCTTTTTCTGCTACAGATAATTTATTCCATATTTTATCAGGTCTATTCATACTAAAACCTCTGTAACCACGCCTTCGTAAATAATACAATAGACGAGGTTTATTGTTCTCTGCAAGTAAAGGCATCCCGTAAAATACTAATGCCATTAGAACGTCTTCAAAGAATATCTCTGCAGTCTGAGGTCTTGCTAAATACTCTAAGAAAAATGTATTAGCTGGCGCGTCTTCCATACTAAACTTAGTCAGTCCATGCAAAGCACCTTTAGAACCTACACCATCTACAGTTCCTGATATATCGTAGCTATCACAACCAAAAGCACCCATGTGTTCGTTGCCAGGCCATTTAACACCATTTTTAATTACAACTTTGTTTTGTATATTTGTTGGTGGCACCCAACTTACTTTAAATCTACCCTTAGGGTCTGGATAAAATATTACTTTTGAATCTTTTATACCGTTGACCCATTGAAAATTACCTCTAGTAATACCTAATGTTCTAGACATTTCCTCGTTGTAATCTATTTGTTCGTATAGTTTAACTAAGTTAAATATACTGTTTTTTGTTTCATCTCTAAATGCATGTTCAGTAGTTCTTGGAAACTGTCTGTAAAATTCGTTCAATGCATCTTGATCGTTTTTTAAACCATCAGCTTCGTTTTGCCAACTGTCTACAACACCTATATCTATTAATTCCCCATGTGGATCGAAGACTTCATGATCCGGAGTATCGAAGACTGGGCTTCCGTGCTCATCAATAAATCCTTCGTAGTTCCACTCCATTGGGATAAAAAGAGAATATAAGCCAGACGCTGTCTGTCCATTTCTGTTTCGCTTAGTAACGTCTGATGCTCCATATAATTTTTTAAAGTTTTCCCCACCTTTGTCTAGCGCGTTAGATGTTGAGCCCATCATACATTTACCTATAATTCTACTACCTAGTCGTAAACATGTTTTTGTAACTCTCCAGTTGTTTAATATATTATCGGGTCTTTCCCACTTACCACTTTCATCATGTACTAAAAGCTTTAATTTTTCACCATCATAACTATTATCACCTGTATTTTTCCAGTCTATAGTTGTATCTAATCCTTCTAAATCTTCTAGTTTTTCGTTTGTTGTAATCTTCTTTCTAGTGAACTTAGAAGCTGGAACTCTATATGCAAGCTCGGATTTTGGCCTATCCATACCGTCTTGAATAGGACTAAAAAAGAAAGGATAATTAATCGATATAGGTACAACTTTGTCAGTAAACATTTTCTTAGCATCGGCACCTGTTTTAGATAATATACCAAACCTTGCATCACTTGATATTGTAGCTTGGTTAACTGTTTCTGCTGATGACATAAAAGAAAAACCAGATCGTCTGTTTTTAAGGTAACACATACCATAACACCTTTTGTCTGCCTTGCAAGCTTCCCAGAATATATAGAACAATCTGTTTGCTTCTCTGAAGTCTGGTGCTCCTACATCTATCTTACTCCATTGTAGATACATATAATGTGTACCTGTTATATATGTTGGTGTGCCGTTGTTGTTAAACCAAAAACCTTCGTCCCTACGTTTAAACTCTTCATCTATATAATCAAACCAATCAGCTTTCTTTTCTTCAGGATATGCTCTCCAGTCAAATATGTTTTTAAGCCTATCTAATTCTTTCGGGTACTCAAACTGTTTCCACTTTTTTTCTTCGTTGCTATACACACTACGCTCTTTAGGTA